TTCAATGCCTTAATAAAGTAATCATCGACATTTAATCTTCTTGCACTATATAATGCTTTGAGTACTTCATTCATACCTTTATTTTTTCTAAGTTCATCAATATCTTCGTTTGTTGGAAGTTTAACAATCTTAACCCTTTCTTCACATTCGACATAAATAGTGGATAATGTATAAAACAATTCGACACTATTTGAGTATGCATCGGGGTCTAATAACACAACGACATCAGGTTTCATTACTTTTAACTTTAAAAATAATGCAGTTGATAATGTTTTACCTAATATTGGTATTGCATTGGGTAATGATAACATATCAAAAACACCCTCAACAATAAATATTACCGAATCCCAATTTATTATACCTTCATTAAATATAATAACATCCTTATCTGCTTTAGGATTAAGATAAGGTATTTTTTTTCTCATTTTTTTATCATTACCATAATATCTACCCACAAAATAATTTACCTCACCTTTAGAATCAAAAGATGGTATTATTATTCTTTTCTCATACTTACCAGTTAGACAAAAACCAAGCCGATGCTTTAAAATAATCTCTCGACTTATTTGTCTTTCAACAACTAAGTAATTATATGCTTCGAAATGCTCACGATTTAATACATCCATTTGAGAAAATAAAATAAATTCATCTGGTAATTTAACCTGAATATATTCTTCCTCTTCTTCATCAAAATTATAATCTTGAAATGTCCCTGCGTATGATTTATACATTTCATAATCAACATTACCACCAAATGTTCTAATAAGCCTACCTAATGAACCACTAAATCTTGGTTCATCACATTTCCAACACCTAAACATTCGTTTTGCAGTATTTATTTCAAGATTATATTTCCCATCAGGAAATGGAAGACACTCACGTTCTTGACAACGAGGACAATTAACCTGCAACTGTTCTGATTCCAAATAACCATTAACATCATCAAACATATTTTTGATGATTGAATGAAATTCTTGTCCTCTAACTAAACTCATTACACTAACATTATTAATTTAATTGTTTTGACAAATATATAAAAAAAAATACTTTGAAACAAGTGTTTCAAAGTATTTTAATATTATAAATTATTGTGTTTATCAATATCGTTTATAATCATCTAAGAATGGAAAGAATTTAACCATGCGATTCAGGAAACCGGGGCAATAAATTCTAAAATTTCCAACACCATCCTCATTAACACCTAATTTAATGTGGTTCTCTTGAATCTCTTCGAATAATTGAATCACACCAGCACTAACTTGACTACCATCGGATGCAACTGCGCTACCACTATTTTGATGATACTCATTAAGCAATTTCTCATAATCACTATTAACTATTGCAAGTTCTGATGAAAGTAAAGTAACTTGCTCTTCAAGCCACTCAACACCTTTTGGTGTTTCAGGTTCTTGTTCGGACTCATTTACATCACCAATAACTTCTTTTTTATCTAAAGTTATTATTGGAGAATCTTCAAGTAATTTCTCAACAGTTTCTTTTGCTTTAATATCTCTTTCCTCTTGTGCTGTAAGTTTTTTTACAACAGGTTTATTTTCAATAACAACCTTTCCCACATCTAATTTTCTTGGTACTGGTTTTTTATTTTTAGAGGATTTTGCTAATTTAATTAAATTTTTCTTTGCCATATTAATTGATTATTATATTAGTATTTAAATGAGCGACTAAACCATGTTCATAGTTCCAAATAAATCCATCAGCAGCTTTTGTTGAACCGACATACCCTTTTTTATGATGCCATTCTTCAGTACCAGTTAGACTTGATAAGTATCTTATTGTAACACCCAAATCCTCATTTAAAAGTCTTGATTTATTTATATCATATTGAACAGTTCTTTTTCTATGGATATGACCAAGATGCCATTCATGAAATTTAGTTGTACTCCAATATGGTTTAGATTCAATATCCGTTGCCATTAATAATGGAAGACTTGATTCTTTTTCTTCAGAACCATGTGTTAATCCAAGCAATAAATTACCATAATTATAATATTTCCTTGGTGATGCGTGGTTATTAATATATACAGAAGCATCATTATTAAACCATGCAGTTAAATATTCACCCATATAATAACTACGCTCAAAATCATGATTCCCGGGTATTACAACAACATCAACAGGTACACCAGATTGTTTCAATAAATTAATTGCATCAACAAGAAGTTTAACTCCGACCTTAAATGTTTTTTGCCATCTAAGGTCTTCATCTTGTGGAGTACCTTTAGTTGTAGTGTTTAACATTGTATCACTATTAAAAAAATCATTACCAATCGGAAATAATATTCGCTCATAATTAAATCCAGTCGCATGTTGCATTAATTTACTAATCGAACCTAAAAATCTTTTACGAGCAATTTTAACATCGTAATTTTCAAAAGTCTCACCACCCCATGCAAGTTTACCAATATGTAAATCAAAAATCGATATTTCTAATAAATTTTTCTCTTTTCTCACAATAGGAGTTTCAGGTATCCAATCATAAATCGGTGGTTCATATTCTGAAATCATTTCTTTAAATATTTCACCAACAATTTTCTCTCTAACAATTGTCACATCTCTTTCAAGACGTGCCTTGACTTGCCAATTTTGAACCGTTTGTGGTGACCCACTTTTCCAACTGGTTGTATCCCATTTATTAATAATATGGTCTCTTACTTTCCACTCATTAGTATCAACATTAGCTGTTATTAATAATTGGTCAAGAGTTTTTACATGGTCATTAGGATAATTACTACCACCTACCCATTCACACTCAGCAACATTCCCATCACTCTTAAACGTTTCTTTTTGACCACTATTAGGAATGTCATTAGGTTTATTAGGTTCTGAAATTTTAATTGGTAGGGTGATTTTGGTTGATTCTGGATTTTTAATTGTTGGTTGACTACAAATTCGAACATACTCATCATACACCTTTTTAAATGTATCATAATGTTTAATCGCAAGATTACCACCCTCAAATTTTCGATAAATATCTGATTTTACATTTTTAACATAAGTATTTGAAAATCCGCATTTTACAGATGCTTCTTTTACTGATATTTTATGTTTAATTGCATAATTTGTTATTTCAATAGATTTATTGATTCTATCAAGTAAAGTTTTACTTCTTTTTTTTGTCATTCTTTAAATTATTAAATTAATCTTAATTAATTATTTTTCTCAAAATTATACTAAAAATATTGAAATTACAAGGGTTTATATAAATACATTACCATTTTCCTTCAAAACTATAATATTTTGTTCAATCCGTTTACATTCTTTAAGGAATTCAACTTCTTGAGTTATGGACATATCAAACCACTCACCTTCTTTATGAAAATGAGAATATCTTCGTTGTAATGTTTTTTCAACTTGAAATGGTATTTCGGTTTGAAATGTTTCAATAATTTTTAATTCAGAAGAATTACCAGTCTGTAACTGTTTTAAACGTTTTTGGGGATGTTTAGATACCCCAATTTTATAGTGCCCATCTTCTAATGATTGTATCAAGTATATATATCTCATACTAATTTCACATTCAATTCAATTAATTTATTTTTTAAATATTCGTTAATATTTTTTATTTTATATGAGATTCTTATTAATGTAATGTTATGATTTTCACAATAATCATTTTTAATTTTATCGTTTATTTTTAAATCATTATAGTTTTTTATTGCACTTTCATCTGGACATCCATAAAAATTTACTGGTTCAAAATGTTGTTTTCCATCATATTCAATTAAAACATTATACTCTGGAAGATAAAAATCAAAAGGTAATTGTTGTTTCTTACCCCTACAATCATTAAATTTAAATTCACCAATAAATAATATTTTATTTTCATTTAAATATCTTCGTACATAATTTTCACCATGAGAACTCTTACATATAGGACACCAGTTATTTGAGTTTTTCACTAAGTATGGTTTTGCCATCCATTGATGTCCCAATTCACATTCCCATAATAATTTAGTGTGTGAATCAAAATACTCATCAGATAAACATTTACCGTTTCGATTCTTTGCAATTTCTCGCATTTCATTAATAGTTAACTTAATTGAATTTGAACAAATTGGACACCAAGACCCAGAATATTTAACATCATGTGGCTTAGATTCCCAAACATGCCCATGCTTACACTCGAATTTTAATTTGGTTCTACAATTAATATATATTAATGAAAGACATTTACCATCATGAGATTTTGCTATACTATGAAATAATTCAATATTATCTTTCGCTGATTTATTACATTGTGGACACCAAGAATTATTATTAGTTAAGTAATATGCTTTAGTGTCCCAAACATGTCCATGTTTACATTTAAATTGTAATTTTTCATCACATCTAATATATTTATTAGATAAACATTCACCACCCTTTTCAATTGCTAATTTCTTAAAA